TATAGAAACGACAAAGCAACAGCGTTCTCTCATATCAGCAAAAAACAACTTAATGATATTCGAGATGGCAAAGCCATGCTATTATTTGATCAATGTTTAGAAGGATATCATGCCGTATGGCTTTGGGAATTCTTTCACAAAGAATGTGTTGATTATCAAATTCCACCAGAGGCTGTAATTTATGTTACCGGCAATTCTTTATGTGCCAAACAATACGATCAGTGGGCAACGGAAAATTCAATACAAAATAGAATGACTGCGATTCCCTATGTTCATTTTGAAGCAGATGTTTATAATAACTCTGTATGGACGTTTTTAGATTCATCAGTTGACAAACACCTGTTATATAAAAAGACAAACGAAATTAAAGATTTTAATTGTCTACAAAAAAGACTTCGAGCTCACAGGGTTTGGTTCTATATTAGAATGTTTGAAGAAGAATTATTAAAATACGGTTTGGTAAGTATGAATCCTTTCAACACCAATGCTGTTTATTTTGAAGATCGTATTATACCAAAAGAAAGAGCAGATGCCGCAAATGCTATTTTGCCATTGTTAGTTCACGGAAAGAACAACAACGAGTTTGATGACAGATATTATATACAACGAATACAGGATCAAGTCTGTTTAGATTCTTGGGTTACTGTTATATCAGAAGCATCTTTTTCAGATCTTGATCATCAATTATTTTTAAGTGAAAAAGTATTCAAGCCGATCGTCTGCTTTCATCCTTTTATTATTTTAGGAAACAAAGGCAGCTTACAAGAATTGCGTGATATGGGATACAAAACATTCGCTGGCTTTATTGATGAAAGTTATGACAATCTGTCAACCTTTGATAGATACGATGCAATAGTAGAATCAATAAAAAAGATAATTGCCATTGAAGATAAAACAAGTTGGTTTGAGTCTATGAGACCGATATTAGAACACAACTATGAAACTTTAAAAAAGAATGCCACAACAAAAAATCCTGCGTTTGTCAGAGTAGAAGAGGCATATAACAAATATTTTAAGTTAGGAAAATATAAAAATGTATGATATTCATATACCCAAGATAGATGAAAATTCAAAATTGATTATTGGATTAGGGGATAGTTTTACTCAAGGAGTTGGTAGTTGGAGTAAAGCAACTTATAAACAATACGGTGGATTTGTTGATCCATTACGAGTACCTAGGGATTTAGAATTTGAAATGTATGAATACAGTTGGGTATCTCAAATTTGTAAAAATCATCTTCCTGAGTTTACTCCAGTAAATTTCGGAGCATCAGGCAAAGGTAATCGAGCAAGTGTAAAAGAACTTTACATCAATCCCAAAGTTAAAATAGAAAAAGCAAAAGAAGCCACACTTGTTTTAATGCTTAGTGGTATAGAACGTTTTGATTTTATCAATAGACAATTTGAGGAACATCATCATTTCTTTGCCATGTGGCCAAATCCTTGGGATAAAAATGCTACTCAAAGACAATTATGGGAAGCATACGCTCGAGATATCTGGAGTGAAAAGTTTGTTTGCCTTGAAGCACTGTTAAACATTCGCGAAGCAGCGATGTTTGCCAAAGCGCAAGGATGGAACTTTGTTGTTGCCAGTGCATTCGATCAAAGAATCACTAGAGAAAATTTTATCAACCAAATTGGTGAAGAACATACAGAATTAGTCGATTCCATGCCATGGGATAATTTTTTATATCCACAAGGATGTAAGAGTTTTATGCAATTACTATTGCGTTATGATGGTAGGGAAGAACTAGCTGATGGTGCGTTTTATGATTATTATTCTAAATTAAAAGAACCTACAGAATACATTACTACCTGTATGCATCCTACTAGAGAGGGTTATAGAATAATGGCTGAAGAAATTTATAAATTTATGAAAGAAAAAGGCTATGTTAAAGAATAGCCTTTGTTGAACTAATAATATCTTTTTTCAATCGTTCCACATCAATCTTGAAATCAATCTTTTTGATATCGTCTTTGTACTCTTGAAAAGTTTCCAATAGCTTGTCAGCAATAAACTCGGCTGCTTCTTCGGCTAGCTGATTTTTAATATCGATTTGCCATACTCTGCCGTTAGCAAATTCTAGATGAACCATTTCTAGATATGCTATCGGCATAGTATTCATATACAAATCTTCGAAGACTTCTGGCCACTCTTTGACAAGGTGTCTAGGAGGGCGAAACAGAGGATTAGGCATCTACTGTGTCGCCTGTTTTAGTTGCTTTCTTTTTTGGAGGATCTAATTCATCTGCTTGTTTGCGTAGACGAGCTGCTTCTTTATACATAGCATCTGCTTGGCTACGATAAGATTTAGCAATGTCTAAATCGCTGAGAACAGCAGTTTCTGGAGCCTTCAATGATTCCGTAGTTTTTGGTACTTCTTTAACTTTTGCAACTTCTTTAACTTCGGCAGTATCTTTACCTGCGCCTTTAACGAAAGTACAGAGATCATCAATAGTACAATTACGTTGTTCTGCAATTAACACATTAAGTTGATCTAATGAAACTTCACTTTGTGCAGTTGGAGTCATGATAACTGTGTCAGTTGGTACTTTTTGCAATCTGTTGTCTGACTGCATAGCCTGTAACATCGGACGTCCATCTGGGAAAAAGCGAACAAACATAATCTCACCAAATTCAAAAGATTGTTGTGCTGAATCTGTTTCCACTAATTCCATGATTGAATTATGGTACATGTCTGGTAATGTTGCAGTTGGCAATACTAATGCCATATTTGATTCGCCTGGTAATGTACGGAAAACCACAAGTACTTTAGTACCTGTATTTTTCATCTTACCTACGTGTTTTAACGACTTCATATTAAGCCTCCTTTTTAGCAACTGATTCTAAGAAGTTGTTTAGCTTATTGAAAGTCTTACCAACTGCTTCTAATTCATTTGCTTTAAACGCCCCTCTTTGTGATGCTACTTCGATAATGCTTTTAAGTGCTGCAAGATCGCTGATGTTTAAGTCAGCAGCCGGAGCTTCTTGCTTAAATTGTGTCTGTGCTTCTGCTGGAGCAGCCGCTTGGTTTTGAACTTCTTCTGTCATTTAGTTTCTCCTTAAATGTGGACAGGCCAACATAAAGTATGTTAGCTCTTTTTGGTCTTCGAATCCGACAAATGTGGCAGATTTTAAATTGCCTTCTTGATCAAGAGAAGGTGTTCTTAAAATGCAAAATCTACCTTTCAATTTAGTCCTAACCCAATGTTTAATTTCGCCACCAAAAATATCTCCTTCGGTAACTTTTATTTTAGAGAAATGTGGAGGTAATACCTTCAATTCTCTACGGTTCAAAACATCAATAGGGTTTAGATTAAACATCGTGAAAATATTTATAGATTACTGGGGTTGGGGAGTTGATTCTTGGTTTAGACGTTTGGATAAGGCTTTGTTGTAACCCATCTTTCTTATATCTCCTGAAAAGAGGTATAATTCAAACGCTGCTTTTTCTTTCATGACGGTAATGGATTTTTTAGTGATATGAAATGGCGAGTCGATGAATTGATCTAACCAAATTAAAATCTGTGGGGTAATTGCGAAATCCTTTGGGAAGTCTACAGTGTAAGTCTTAATTTTAGCTTCATCTTGAACAAAGGTCAAACCGTCATCTGTCAAACGAAGACCGCCAGTGGACTTGTCTCTTACATTCCACCACCAAATCGGTCGAAATTGTTTTATGGTATCCTGGGTTGGTTGCTGTCCAACTGCTTTTAGGAATACCTCAGTGTAGGTATCCTTAATATCCATGTTACTTTATTTCTTCACCTTGTGTTAACTTATATACAGAGAAGTCAGAAGTTTTAAAAAGTTTGTTTAACTTTTTAGCAAGGTTATGTGCATGACCGGGATTTGAAAAACTAACTTTCTTATATTTTGGTCCAGGATAACTCGCTACCAAACTTCCGCTCTTTAAGTTAAATGGCTGTCCTTGATAAAAAACTGCCCAGATGGCATCACTTTCAAGAATTTGTTCAATCTTAAAAGTTTCTTTATTTGCATGTTCAAGTAAAACTTTAGGTTTTGGTCTACTCATTTAATACGTGTTCCTAATTAACCACGTATATATTTATCTCGGTTAGAACGAGCCGCCGTCAAACTTTACATCGATATTAGTAGTAGATTCACGTATTTCCGACAGCATTTGATGTATTTCCTGAACTGTTTTACCTAACTTAGAAGTTAGTATCGCTAATTCAGAAGTTAAGTCACGTGCTTCTTGAATACTTAGGCGTATATCACGTTGTTGGCTTTTTTCAGCGGTATTTAAACGCTGAATAAGTTTTTCAACTGATGGTAGATTTGTAGGTAGGTTATTTTGAGACATTTGACAATACCTGTTTCATTTCTAGATCTGTTTTAAAAGGACCCTTATAATCATATCTTTGCAAAGTGATTAATTTAGGACAGAATGATTTGACCCAACCTTTTTCAAATCTAATAACATAGTAACCGGCACAGTAAAGACTTTTACTATCTCCACTTTTTGTAAAGAGAGGTAATTTGCGTTGTATGTCAAACATAGCATTATGAGGTTCGACACTTGTTGGATATCCATGCACTTCGTTTGGCAAGGAATTGTTTGCCTCTTTAACAATCTTAGCAACAAAGAAATCTTTACCAAATTGTCTTGTTAAACTTTCTTTAGTATCATAAATTTTGATACCTTGCTCATTGCTTAATATAAAACGATTGTCTTCGTTTTTTCTTAGCGTGGCAAATTTTTCTCCGTCCTTTTCGACTATCCAAAATTTATTATCAATAATTGGTTTTGCATGTAAGTCTGTCATACTGTGTACCTCGCATTAAGTGGTTCGGCATAACTCTGTGCCTGTTCAGCAATTTTCTTTAAATCATATAGATGACAAAACTTCATCAATCTAATACCGACCTGATTGATATTTTTGTTTGCACCTGTTGCTGTAGAAATAGTTTCTGCAATAATTGTCTTGATATGATCCGGTTGATAGCTCAAATCGATTAGTCGGCGATTGCGCTCATAATCTTCTAAGACACGATGTTCGTCTCCATTGTGGTCAGTCCATCTCTGTAACATGAGATTGTTCCACGCAAATCCGCGGCTTTTACGATCTTCGAACGCTTCAGTAAGACCCACTTTTTTGCTTGTGCCTTTAGTACGCACACCTGGATACGCTGAGAAGACATTATCACTGGTATCACCACGCATACATTTTTCAAAGAGCTGCCATTCTGGATGCGGTGCTGCCTTGGGCTCTTTGGTTTTTTTGTCGATGATCGATTTACCTTTGTCATCAAAGTATCCTTCGTGTGTAATTGTCATTTCCATTACACCGTTATATTGTTTTACATTGGGTGCAATTAATTGTGCAAAATCTGTGTCAGTGCTAATGATAACATGATTATCATGTGGATGCGCCTGTATCCAGCCTGCGATAAGGTCATCTGCTTCTAGTTGCTCATTTCGCAATACTGTGCAGTTAGTCTTATCTGTAATGAACTCTTTGAATGTATCAAAGGCTTCCCAAAATACACGATCTTCATCTGCTTCTTTTTCAGTATGTGCGGCACGTTGAGCAGCACGTTGAGCCTTGTAAGGCTTGTAAAAATCTTTGCGCCAGCTACGACCTTCTAAACAGAAGATAACGTGACTGCCATTAAATTGCTGCCATGCTTTACGAATACTGTTTAAAGTAATATGAAAAGCCATGCCTAGTTTGATATCAGCGTCGCCGTTGATAGCATGTCTAGCACGGAAGAATGTATTTGCTGTATCTACTAAAATATATGTCATATTACGCCAATTCTTTTGAATTAATAAATGGTACAGCATTTAGATCGTCGATATCTAAAATGCCAGCTAAACGAATGTCAAACCCTATGCTTACCCTAACATCATCTCCTTCGAATGGAGTACTAACATGAGGAAGGCAAGTAGGAAATATTGTTACAGTGCCTTTTCTGTTAGCAACAGGCACAAACACATTCGTATCAAACGGACACTTGTAAACGGTATAGGTATCATAATTATCAAGCATGAAATTACCACTCAGATAAACATCATGCCCAGCACCGTGATGATGCTCTTTGATATTTTGAGAATTTCTGATAACATTAAACCAACACACAATTTCAGTATCTCTAATTATTCCTTTTTCTTCTTTTATAAAATCTATATAAGATTTTCTAAAAAAGTCTAACAAATCATTTAATTCAGACAACTCATCGACAAATTTAAAAAGATTGTATTGTCCGAATCTGCTAGTAACGCTGTTGTTACCTAATCCAGTTCCACCATCGAAATATAATGGATACTGTTCTATAATTCGTTGTTCATTAGATACTAACCAATTTTTAATAGAATCAATTTTAGCATCAGCATCACTCCAGTGAGCAGAACCAAAACTAAAATTCCAAGTAGGTGCATATTCTGTTATAGGATCTGCACTTACCATTTTATGAATCATCATTGATTATTCTTTTTCACACTCTGTATATCTATCGAACCTGTTTCTACAGGACCACCAAAATCGCCATCTACTACAACATTGGCACACAGTTCACGGAACCAACGATCGACAATTTCTTCATCTTTGTCACCGTCAAAACCATAACCCTCTTGCTTTAATTTTAACACAAATGGTTCATTCCAGTCAAGCTCAAAAAAACCATTACGCACATTGTCCTTATTAACGTGAGTATTCAATACTCCTACCCAAGGTTCTTTTTTACGTGTGGCACGTTCTTTTGGAGTTAGTTTGGATAATTCTTCTTGCTCTTGTGCAGTTTTAGAAGCCTGCTCAGCAGCTTCTAGTCTTTTATTGGCTTCTGCTAGCTCTTGTTCTGCTTTGGCAATAGACTCTTCAAGTTTGTCCAAACCCATTAATTTTTTAACAAATTTCTTCATTAAGTTCCCCATTCATTTTTAAATAACGGTACTTGCAATCTATCACTGTAACGAAGTCCTGCCTTCATTGCGAGCTCTGCGACGCGGCGATTATTAAGAGTGTACACGCTTTCAACGCCTCCAACAGGCATAAGATAAACAGGACCCGTAAAACCTTCTGCACGATATATATCGACTGTTTCAATTGCTTCCTCCGCATCTTCTTCTGTTGCTACTACGAATTTAAGATACGTGTAACCAACTTCTTCATATTCTCTAACAACTTCAGGAAGAATTGCTTCATCGCGGCTTTCACCTGAACAACTTAATTTAGCACTAACACTAAATGTAACCTGACGCCATACATCTTCTTTGCATTGCCAATCTAACAGATATTGTTTAAATTCTGGACTCAACCGTTGAGTACCATTTGTTTCAAAGGTGATTTCTTTTAAGTCTTCCATCTTAGGATGGTTAAGCAAATCTGGATAAGCACGTTGCCAACCTAGTAGAGGTTCGCCTCCTGTGATGACGAGATGTTCTTCTTGCCACTTATTAAATGGTAAAATTTCTGTAATACGATCAGCAATGGCATCAACAGTAAGCATAGGACTAAGATGCTTGAAAGAAGGATGCCAACTAGCGTAGCTGTCACATCCTGTAGACACCAACGGTAGTTCTTCGTATTTGGTATAATGCTCTGGATCGATTTTAAGATATTCTTCACTTAATTCTCCCTTTGGCATACCAAAGCCAGCACACTTAAAGTTACATCCAAATGTGCGTAGGAATACAGACGGAACGCCCATATAACGTCCTTCGCCTTGTATGCTATAAAATAGTTCTGCGATTTTAATTTTGCTCATAATATATTATACACTCTGTTTGGTGATTTTGTCAACTTTTTTCTTTAATGTCCAGGTACCGTTATCATTCTTTTTCCAAACGATAACATCGCCTTCTTTCCATCCAACAGTATTTAGAATTTCCTGCGTAAATGGCAAAACTAGTTCTTTGGTATCGGGGTCTTCTTCGATAGTTAATGTCCAGGTATTCATGTTGAAATTGTCTTTCTTTCTTGTAGTTTATCTTTAAAAAATTCTTCTCGTCTTAGTTGGCGACATTCTTCTCGAATCTCTGGTGGGAAATCCGGGCTAATTTCGGAAATACTACAGTCATAGACTCGTGTTCTATTTTTTAATGCGCCAGTGAAGAACAGCACAAATAGCATTGCCGCTAATGTTATTAAAAATACAATGGCTAACACTTTATCTTTCATAGTCTATCGCTCAACAATATCTTACACATAAGTGCATCGTGCTCGTTAAAAAATTTAAATGTCATTTGATCTGTTTCTGGATGACTGGTATATCTTTCACCAGGCAATCCAAAATGTTCTAGTACCATAGCACAGGTTTCATTCCACCAGAACCCTTTTTGATTGTTCCATAATACCACAACTTCAGTCATTGGCTATATATTCCTCTACAGTTTTAAAGATCAATTTGTTGCCCTTTTCTGTATAGTGATTGATGTTTCCTCTTTCGGTTTTCCACAATTCACTAAAATCTAAATTACAATCTTCCATAGCAAGTTCTGTAGCTATATCAACATGCGTCATGCTGATGTAAGGAACAGATATTAACGAATTAATTTCTTTTCTTAATAAATTGTAGATATCAATTTGATAGTTTTCATCGTAGTGATGTTTGAACCATCCTTTGGCTGTTTTTAGATTGTCATCAAAAATGTTATTTCGATCAACCAAATCCGTAATAATCAAATCACAATCTTTGTGAAAACCTTCTTTATGTAAAGGATGGTTACGTGTGTGTACTCTACTAGGGCTAGTGTGACTTACAATAACAACATCAAACTCTTTGATGTTTTGAAATTGAATTTGTTTTAGTATCTTATATTCGCCAACGCCTGCCTGTGCAATATTAGTAACATGATATTTCTCTGCAAGAAGATTAACCCAACCTTTGGTAGCATTGGGCCATTGTGCGGCAAAGCTATCTCCTGCAATTAGTATTTTCATAAAGTTTTCAACCACGGAATATATTGCGTAGCAATCATATGATGATATGTTTTGTCATAGTGTTCATCATCTGGTAACAGATATTTAGAATGATCAATCATTCTATTTGAAAAGAATCCTTGCACAGTTTTTGGTGCAACAGTTGTACATTTTAATTTACCATAATATTCAAAATTGCTGGGATATTTTAATCTTTCTGTAAAATTAAAAAGATACAATTTAGCCCCGTGATCATTGCAGATGTTATCCCATGTATAAACACAATTTAGAAATTCACGTTTTTCTGTATAGGTATTTAGATCAAAGAATAATTTTATCTGCATAAATGTATTCTTTCTAAGATCAGGATCAATAAGTCCTTTTTCTGGAGTGATCTCAAATGCAGGAGTATGCTTGTAATCATCCCAAATAGGTTTTTGAAATAACTGAGCACGATCATTAGCCATAGTATGATCTGCATAACGATGAA